ATTGGTAATAAATATAATTATTAGTAACAAATACAACTACTATGCAATTTACAAACGGATTTACCATTTTAGGGAATGACGAACAAGGTCAAGTAACATTTGATGTTCCCGGCACATATACATGGACTGCACCTGCAACGATGGGAGTGTCTGTAGTTGCTATCGGTGGCGGTGGTGGGCCTGGAGGTGGAGGACCAAGCACAGGTAGACCAGGCGGTGGTGGCGGCGGAGGACTTGGATGGCGAAACAATATTCCAGTTATAGCTGGCAATACGTATACCGTTGTTGTAGGTACCGGAGGCTATATGACTCCGCCATCATCGGGAGCTAAAGTAGCAACAGATAGTTATTTTATTTCAAATGCAGTAGTTGCGGGATTGGGTGGATTTAATGGAAAAGGATTAGGTGCTCCTACTACATCTTATACTCCTACACAATTAGCTGCAACAGGCGGGGCTGGCGGAGGGTTTGTAGGACAAGGCGGCGGCAATGGAGGTAAAGGCGGCACGGTTGGATTTAATCCTGTTCTTGGAATTGTTGCACCAGGTGGGGGTGGTGGCGCCGGCGGTTACACTACACCCGGAGGAGTGGGTGGGGGAGTAGGTGCACCAGTTGGTCCAGCACCGGCAGCTCCGCCTTGGATTATTACCACCGGAGCTGGCGGTAATAGTACTAGTGGTGGTGGCGGTGGGGGACAATCGGGAACTTTTCACGGTCCACCTGCAATCCCAACTATACAACAAACTTCTCAAGGTGGGGGAGGTGGCGGAGTAGGATTTTACGGAAAATTTGCTGATGGAGTAGGCGGATCCGGTGGAGCAGTCGGACCATCTTCAAGTGCTGTACCAAATGAGTTTGGACTAGGCGGATCCGGCGGTACTAATGGCAATAATGGTTGGCAATTTTCAGAATATTTTCCAACACCTTTTCCTGCACAACCGGCACCTAGTGTTGCTGCAGGTAATAGTGGTGTTGGGGGATTATATGGTGGCGGTGCCGGGGGTATAGCAGACTCTCCAGGACAACCGGCAAGCCCCACATCTCCTCATTATTCCAAAGTATATGGCGGCAATGGTGCGGTTCGTATAATGTGGCCAAGCAGAACACGATGGTATTCTAATACTATTACATTAGATCAAGAAGTGAGAACCGGAGGAAACTTCGGATTTACTATTAGTTAAAAGTTAAGAATATATTATGTTTATACCTGAAGAAAAATATAAAGAAATTTGTGAAAGTGTTATTATAGTTTGTGTAGATGTGATAGTACGTTACGAAAATAAATTTTTATTCATTAAAAGAAACGAAGAACCTATGAAAGGTGTATATTGGCCGGTAGGTGGTCGGGTATACATAGGTGAAACTGTAGAGCAAGCTGCAAAGCGAAAAATTATGGAAGAACTTTGTCCTATTGAAAATATACGTTATACAAGATTTACACAAATAGGTTATTATGAAGATCAATATAAATCAAATTCGTTTAACAACAATACTTTGTATTGCACATTAAGTATTGTATTTGAATGTGAAATAGAAAAACTTAAAAATATCAAATTAGATAGAACATCTGATGATTGGGGGTTGTTTGATACGTTACCTGATAGATTTAAAATAAAAACAATGGGAAATTAAAATGATGTTAGTTACTGCACTTGTTGATATAGATAGACATGGTAGAAATTTTGAAGAACATTACATAGAATCATTAAAAAAAGTTGTAGCTGTAAATCATAAGATTACAATATACGGAGATTGGAAATATAGAAATATTTTTAAAAGTGATAATGTTTTATACTACAGACTAGATAAAGAAATACTAGAAAAACATATTTTATTTGAAAAAATAAAAGAAATCACAAAAAATGAAGATTGGTTAGGTCAATCCGAATGGATGCGTAATAGTATAATTGCTTCTCCTTACTATATTTTACTAACAAACCTAAAATCTCAACTTTTGACCTCAGTTTCACAAGTTTTCAACGATGATTATACATATTGGGTAGATTCTGGGATTTATGCTAGTTATAATTTAAAAGAATCTTTTTCGGAATTCAATTTTTTCAATATTCCGAAGGATAAATTCTTCATTACGTCATTTTCATACAAAAGAGACGACCAACCTGAAATTCATGGACTTAGTAAACAATACATAACTAAAGAATGTGGATATGTACCAGACTATGTATGTCGAGCAACCGTGTTCGGTGGTACAAGAATGCAGATAGCACAAATAGATCGTCTATTTTACCAAGAATTACAAAAATCTTTAGAAAATTCAGTAGTTGGAACTGAAGAAGCCATATATACTATATTATCTTGTAAGTATTCAGATTTATTCCATCGATTTGAAATGCCAACGGGAGACATTTATAATTTTTTGCAAAATATAAAAGAAAGGCAATAAAATGAGCTTATTAAAAAAATTACTAGGTGTGTTTACTTCTAAACCTAAAGAAAAACATCCTCTTGATTTCACAGAAAGAACTGCAAGGATCACAGAATCTCCTGCAGTACAAGCTGCAGCTGCTGCACCAGTAGCTCCTGCACCTGCCCCATTAAATATTGTCCCAGAAGAGACAAAAGAAGTTGTTGCTGTACCTGTTGCTCCACAACCGGAGCAAAAACCGGCAGTAAATAAACCAGCAGTTAAAAAGGCTACTGCGGGAAGGAAGAAAAAAGCCAAATAATAAAAAAAGGGGAAAATATGGCAGACGAAGACAAAGACGCAGGAGCGGAGACTCTAGTTAAAAACGATAATACAGATTGGATTAACAAAAAATGGCGTCCTGCAATGGGTTGGATCTATATGCTAACCTGTACAGCAGATTTCGTGATATTTCCGGTTCTATGGTCTATTTTACAAACACTACAAGGTGGACAAGTAACTAGCCAATGGAATCCATTAACTTTACAAGGTGCTGGTCTTTATCATATTGCAATGGGTGCCGTTCTTGGTATCGCTGCTTATGGTCGCACAAAAGAAAAAGTAGAAGGTAAAGCATAATTATGTAGAGCGGGCTTGTCCCGCTCTTTTTGCTTGACACGCCGATCAAAAGGTGTTATAATCATTTTATATAAGGAGATAGTATGTCTAATCATAAAAATCGTGATCCCAACACTACCAAATCTGGTAAACCAAAGCTTCATTCGAAGCCCTTAGCAGAACTACAAGCAATGGTAAAATCTGCAAGGCCAAAACATATCCAATCTATAAATAAAGCTATTACGAAAAAAGTCGGACGAGGTCGATAAGATATTATTTTATATTATGAAAGATTTGACAATGGAAAACATTTCTGGTACTTGGTATCAATCTACATCTAAAGACGAGCAAAAGATTTTTAGAGATTGGCTTCATGGTCTATTGAAGGCGGAAACTGTAGACTTGACTTTCGTTAAAAAAGATGATACAATAAGAGAAATGAAGTGTACTCTTATGGAATCAAAATTGCCGACAGGTTATACTGTAGATCCAGACGCAGAAATTCATGAAAACTATATTCATGTTTTTGATCTAGAAAAACAAGCATGGCGTTCGTGCAGATTTGATTCTATTCGATCAATTAAATTTACTCTTGGAGCAGAAATTGGCGACAAAGAAACAGCATGATGCAGGTAAGATTCTTCAATCCGAGCCTTTGGTTTCGAGACTTGATCCTGCATCCGACAACTATACTATTACGTTACTAAGACTTAATAATTGGTATAGCACGGAAAAAACTAGAGCAGATGCTTATAAGTATTATGCTCAGTATATTAAAACTCATCGGCCTACTGAAAGCAAATTCTTTTCAGAAATAGAAGAACGAGATATCCATATTACGTATGGTTGGATGTGTCGCATGCTTTTGCAAGGTGCAAATATTTCCGAAGCACATCAAAAGTCATTCAACAACAATCTAGATGTATTGCTAGACTTAGGTAAAGCCAGATTCAACGAAAAGCAAAATATCGTTAAGATTGTAGTTGAAGAAAATAATAAATCCAAACGTCCTTCAATTCAAGATGCTATGAAGGAAAAGATCTCCGAGACAATTGGCGAGCTTGAGAACAGCCTTGATGAATTTGTTACTCAGGATAAAGATATTAATCTTTATAACTATTTAAAGTCTAACCAGATACCGGCTCCTTATGTATCAGACATTAAGACGTGGAGTCAAAAGCGATTAGATGAATTTGCCGATGTTGTTGATAGTAAAGATTCGCAATTAATCGAAGGTTATTCTAACATCAACAAACGCAAGCTTAAAAATATTGTTAAGATGTTTGAATCATTTCTTGAGGACTGCGATAAGTATGGTCAGTTTAAGAAAGCAAATCGTAAGCCAAGAGCTACGAGGGAAAAACCTCCAGCAGTACAAGTTAAAAGTATTAAGTATAAACTTAAGGATGAGGAATTAGGATTGTCATCCGCAAAGGCAATTGACCTTATAGGTGCAGAACAAGTCTGGCTCTTTAATACCAAGACTCGCAAATTGGCGGTTTATGTATCTGAATCGACTAAAGGGATGTCTGTAAAAGGTACAGCATTACAAAATTGGTCTCCTGATAAGTCAAAGCAAAAGACTTTACGCAAACCTGCAGATCAAATTAAAGACTTGATGGTAGCAGGTAAAGTTAAATTAAGAACTTTCTTGGATGACATTAAATCTAAGCAACAAGCGGTCAATGGTAGGATAAATATAGATACAATCATCCTAAAAATTATAAGGTAACCATATGGCAGCATTAGACTTAAGTTATTGTCAGTTAATTAAAATTGTATTGTCCCAAATTGGGGGCAACCCACTACAACAAGTTTATAATGAACTTCATCAGGGTAAACCGGGTATTATTCCGGGATCAGGTGTTATACCAAATGCTTTGACTGAGGTTAAAAGTTTAGTTGACACTATTACAAACGCAATTCATACTGCACAAGTTGCAGCAAATGATTTTTCCACCACCTTAGAAGACTTAGGTGGAATTTTCTTTCAAAATCCGTTAGGGACTGCACTTGCATCTGCAGATAGTATTTTTCAAACTAAAAAGAATACTATTGATACTAGACTTACTTATATTACTAATAATCCTGGTACAACACCTACCTCCGGATTTGCGGACCTTGCAGCTGAGACAACCTCTTTAAATGCAGAGAAAACAGCATTAACCGCAACACAGGCAAAGGTCAATACCTATTTAGATAATACTAATAGATTGTCGGGTATTACTACAAATCAAACAGGTGCAGCAATGGCGGGTGGATGTTCCCTACAAGATTTACTAGGATCTGCTTGCACTCCTAATGATGATGTACCTGATATAGATTTGCAGGCTTTGGTGGATTCTTTAAAAAATAAAGATTATATCTATGCCATTATAACAAAAGTTCAGAATGCTACGGGATATTCTGACTATCAACAAGCATTGGCAACTTTTGTTGCAACCATTGATGGTCTTAATGCATCGTATATTGCCTCAATTAATAAGGCATCAATTCGTAATGCAGTAACAGCTCAAATTACTCAAATGGTTTACAATCTATTAACTGGATGTAGCACACAAGTAATGGATTTGACTTTGAAGCCAAATATTAAAACCACAGTATCTAAATGGGTAACTCTTTTAGAAAATCAAAATACAAACGCAAATGCATATATTGACGCAAGCGGAAATGTAGTAACAACATCTTCAACAGAAGTAAGTCCTTTAATCGTAACCTCAGTGAAAGTAACAAATACCTCATTATGATAGTAGTAGATTTTAATCAAACCGCCATCTCCAATCTAATGATGGAGTTAGGTAATCGTAAAGACATCGTAGTACAGGTGCCTCTCCTGCGCCATATGATTCTTAATTCTATTAGAAGTTATAAACAAAAATTCGGCAAAGAATTTGGTGAGATTGTTATTGCATGCGACAATCAAAGCTATTGGCGTCGTGAATACTTTAAATATTATAAGGCAGGCAGGAAAAAAGCAAGAGAAGACTCTGGTCTTGATTGGAAACAAATTTTTGAAGCACTTAATCTAATTAGAAGCGAGATTGATGCGTTCTTTCCTTATAAAGTTATTAATGTCGAAGGTGCAGAAGCAGACGATGTAATTGCAGTATTGGCGGAGTGGTCTCAGGCTAATGATACAAACAGTGTTCTATTTGATGAACCAAAGCCATTCTTAGTTCTTTCTGGCGACCATGATTTTATACAACTACAAAAGTATGAAAATGTAAAACAGTTTTCTCCTGTACAGAAAAAATATGTTAAACCGGACATTAGCCCAGAAAAATATATCTTCGAACATATTATTCGAGGGGATAAGGGTGACGGTGTGCCAAATGTATTTTCTGCGGATGATAGCATTGTGAAAGGTGTTCGACAGAAACCAGTATCATCTAAGAAGGTAGATATTTGGTACAAGGATCCGGAGGAAATGCCGCAGGATGATGACTTCAAAGCAAACTATGATCGCAATCGTGTTTTAGTAAGTTTTGATTGTATTCCAAAAGCAATTAAGGAATCTATTATAAATAGTTATGTTGAAAAGCCAACAAAAGATAAAAGTAAATTGCTAAACTTTTTCATTGAACATAAAATGAAAAATATGCTTGAAGTTATAGAGGAATTCTAAATGAAAACATCAGTACCACAAATTCTAGAAGAAGTAGAACGAACAGTAGGTAGAGAAAACAAAATTAAAGTTCTCAAAGCCTACGAACATCAAGTCCTTCGAGGAATTCTGCAGATCAACTATGATCCGCGAGTAAAGATAAATCTTCCTGAGGGTGAACCACCTTTTAAGAAAGACACTTCTATTCCTGTAGGGTATTCCGAAACAAATCTGTATACAGAATTTAGACGTTTTTATATTTGGTTAGATGCAGGCGTTAATCTAACAAAAATGCGAAAAGAACAACTATTTATGCAAATGTTGGAAGGTTTGCACTGGTCAGAATCAGAATTAGTTTGCTTGGCTAAAGATCGTAAAATTCAAACCAAATACAAATCAATCAAAGAAGATCTGGTGCGTGAAGCATATCCCGATTTGATGCCCCCGAAGGTTAAAGAAGTTGTTACAGTAAAAAAGGACGAGGCTTCTTTGAGCGAATAATTAAAATATTCAAAAAGGAGCCGGAACCTCTTCCTACCAAAGAAGCCTGGTCAAATATGGGATTACTGCCGGATGATCCAATTTATGATAGTAGACAAGTAACCGAATATCAATACAGAGCATTTGACAAGTATTGAAAAAGGTGTTATAATTATGTTATTCGTGAGGAGTATTATATGACTATGCACATTGTTGGACCTTGGCTTTCTACAGGTGGAAAGAAAAAAGGTAAGTTTAAATTTAAAAATGCAGAAGAGGCTCGACGTTCTCGAGAGCTTGATGCAGAATGGAAAAAACTTCTAAAGTCTCATGGCAAGGCTCAAGAAGAAAAAACACGCCAACGAGCTCTTGCAGCTGAGACATTATCCTATAAATTGTCTACTCCCGTTGGTAGAACAAATACCAAAAACATTCCTAGTCGAAATACTGGCGATGGTATCGGTAGTTCTAAAGTAATCCCCCAATATACCGGAACAAAGATGATTGGTATTGGTACTATGCATAAGTCCAATGCCGTTCCTATCTTTAGTGACGATGAGGCAAAATCAATTTCAAGTATGAGGCGCTAATGAAAATAGTATTAGTAACAGGCGGATTTGATCCTTTACATAGTGGTCATATCAAATATCTAAAAACTGCAAAAAGTTTAGGCGATAAACTTGTTGTAGGAATTAATTCTGACGCATGGTTAACTAGGAAAAAGGGTAGGCCTTTTATGCCTATCACCGAAAGATCAGCAGTAATTAAAGAAATGTCTTGTGTTGATGAAATTGTTAATTTCGACGACTCATATGATGCAGATGGAAGTGCTAAAAGATTTATTCAAGATGCGCTAAACTTGTATCTAACTAATGAAATTATTTTTGCTAACGGCGGGGATAGAACATGGAAAAATATTCCTGAAATGGATATACAAGATAATAGATTAAATTTTGCTTTTGGTATAGGTGGGGAAGATAAGGCAAATTCTAGTTCATGGATTCTTGAAGAATGGAAATCCCCCAAGACAAACCGAGCTTGGGGCTACTATCGTGTTCTACACGAACAAGATAAAGAAGTTAAAGTTAAGGAACTAACAGTTGATCCTGGTAAATGTCTTAGTATGCAAAGACATAAAGACCGAGCAGAGCACTGGTTTGTTTCTGAAGGAAAAGCCTCTGTCTATACATTAGACGCAGGCACCGATGTTGACCTACAAGGAGTCTATGAAAAATTTGATAGTCTCCATATTAGGAAAACCGAATGGCATCAGCTTTGTAATGAAACAGATGCTCCGTTGAAAATTATCGAAATCCAGTATGGAGATAATTGTATTGAAGATGATATTGAAAGGAAATAATTATGACTATCCCATCAAGCCCAACCGACCGTAAAGAGATTCTAGAATGCATGAAAGAAATTAGTGCTTCAATGGCTCGCACAGAAGGTGAACGTGAATTTATTCGAGAAGCAATTAAAGACATTTGCGAAAAGCATCTATTGTCCAAAAAGACATTCCGACGTATGGCAAAAGTTTATCACAAACAAAATTTTAGCCTTGAGCTAGAAGAACACGAAGAGTTTGAGACCATGTATCAAACTATCACCAATAGTACTACAATGGAAAAACAAACTGCCTAATATGTTTAATCAATATATCCTTGAAGCCAAATATTTAGATAAAATTGGCCGCGTTAAAAAGAAAACTATTGTTGGCGTATTCAAAGATTTGGAATCTATTGAGCCCGTAAAAGAAAAACTAATTTCTGAGGAAAAAGACTATAAAATGGCATTCAAAATCAACGGACAATTTAACCCTTTTCTTGAACGGGTTACTTCTTGACTTCTTATCCCAACGGTGTTATAATAAGACATTAAGGAGAAGAAATGAGCCAAATCTATACGATCTTTGAACAATTAGCATCAGACAATTCTCGTCTAGCTAAAGAAGCTATTCTTATTAAAAATAAGAACAATGAATTACTTAAACGAGTATTTCATTTAGCTTTAGATCCTTTTATTCAATTTTACATTCGTAAGATTCCAGAATATAAGAAAAATACTAGCGGGGTATCTTTAGATGTAGCACTAAATCAATTAGATTTTCTTTCTATGCGAGTCCTTACAGGCAATGCAGGTATTTCTCATTTACAAACTATTTTAGAATCGGTTAATCATGAAGATGCAAAGATCATTGAGCGTATTATTGCAAAAGACATGCGGTGTGGCGTCTCCGAAGCAACAGTCAACAAAATTTGGCCAGGAGTTGTCTCGACATACCCAATTATGTTGGCTTCTGGATACGACCAAAAGCTCGTTGATAAAATCTCATTCCCTGCCTATGTCCAGCTCAAGCTTGACGGAATGCGATTCAACGCAATCACCCGAGGCAACACTGTAGAGTTTAGATCTCGTAATGGCAAGACATTAAGTATCCCTAATCAATCTTTTAGTGTGCCGTTTCTTAAGATGGCGGAACACTATGGGCAAGATATGGTGTTTGATGGTGAATTATTGATTGCTGACTATGCAGGTAAGCCCGTTAACAGACAAACAGGCAATGGCATTTTGTCTAAAGCAATTAAGGGTACTATGAGCATTGAGGAATCGGAAAATGTACGAGCAACTCTTTGGGATGCTATTCCTCTTAGCTCATTTCAAGCAGGCAAAGATACAGAACCATATAATGTTCGTTTAGCTAAACTAGGCAATTCTATCTCTCATGTCAAAGGTCAGTTTAATCAGTTTAGACATTATGTTGATTTGGTCTGGAATAAAGAAGTCAATAATCTTTATTCCGCACAGGTAATTTTTGAGAAGTTTCTTGCCGAAGGCCAAGAAGGTACAATCTTAAAATCCAAAACAGGTATTTGGGAAGATCGCCGGTCTAAAGAACAAATTAAATTCAAGGGCGAATTGGAATGTGAACTGGTTGTTGTCGATTGGGAAGAAGGTACAGGTAAAAATAAAGGCAGGCTCGGGGCATTAGTGTGCGAATCAAGCGACAGTGTTATTCGTGTCAATGTTGGCTCGGGTTATTCTGATGAACAACGAGATGAATATACTCATAGTAAAGTGATAGGAAAAATTGTCACTGTCAAATATAATGCTCGTATTAAAGATAAATCTGGAGTTGAGAGTTTGTTCTTGCCCGTGTTTATTGAATTGCGTGAAGACAAGGATGTTGCAGATAGCAGCAAAAAAGTAAAATGATTAAAAAAATATACGTAGATATGGATGGTGTCCTTGCAGACTTCAATTCTAAATTTATAGAATTGTTTGGTCACTCTCCTAGTGAGTCCCGTAATAAATTTGGTCAACACTGGCGTACACTTGTAGATGATAAGCATTTCGAAACTTTTGATCTGCACGAAGGTGCAACTAAGTTGGTTGAATTTCTGAATTCTGTTAGCAAAAAAGCGGACATTGCAATTCTATCATCTAGCGGCGGATTTAAAGATCACGCATCGGTTCAATCTCAAAAAATTAAATGGTTGTGCAAAAATTCTATTAATTTTCCTGCAATTATTGTTCCTGGTCGTTGGTATAAAAAAGGGTTCGCAAATGATCAATCTTTTTTGATTGATGACACGCAGGATGTATGTGACGACTTTGTAGTTATGGGTGGTTATGTTTCCTTGCATACAAATGCAAATAAAACTATTGAAAAACTTAAATCTTGGCTCTAGATTATAAATAACTAGATGAATGCTAAGATCTATAGATTTCCAGAAAAAAGAACTTTATTTAAAGGCTACAAAATTCCTTTGTATACTGAGGAAGAGATACTTATAACAGTAATGGCATTAAATGTATTTTCAGAACTGCCAGAAAAAGTTACAGAAAATAGATTAGAAAATTATGATCCGTTAACAGTCATTAAGGCATTGGTAGAGGCGAAATCCTCTACCATTTTTTCTAGTAAAACAAAACAAATTATTATCGGTATACTTAAATCTATTGAATCACTATGAATATATTTTATTTAGATCACAATCCTGCAGAGTGTGCCGAGATGCACAATGATAAACACGTTGTTAAAATGATACTTGAATATGCTCAATTACTTTCTACTGCTCATCGTTTTCTTGATGGCACTCTCATTGATGGCTACAGTAAAACTGGTCGCAAACAAAAAAGATATGTACTTTCTGGTGACCTTGATTCTATTCTCTATGCTTCTACACATATCAATCATCCTTCAGCAATTTGGGTGAGACAATCACCTGAAAACTATATTTGGTTAGCTAATATGTTGCTCGCATTGTGCGAAGAATATACGTATCGGTATGGCAAAACTCATAAAGTTGAAAGAAGTGGCCTTTGTTATGTTTTACTTAAGAATATCCCTAGTAATATTGGCAATAATGGTTTTACACAACCTACTCCTGCTATGCCTGAAGATGTGAAAATCCCAGGTGATTCTATTGCATCGTATCAGAATTATTATATAAAAAACAAATTACATCTCGCAAATTGGAAAAAACGCAGTACTCCGCAATGGTTCAATTATAGTTAGGTATAAATAAAAATATAGGAGTTTACTTTATGCCAATGTACGATTTAAAATGTTCTCAGTGTTCCCACATATTTGAAGTCTTTTGTAAATTTGATGACAAAGATCAACAAGAATGCCCATCCTGCAAATCAACAAATCACGAATCTCATCACAGTACTATGCAAATAGGAGACCCAGTGCGTTTGGGTATCCGAACTATTGACAATGGGTTTCGAGAAGTTTTATCTAGGATTAGTGCTGCTAACGGCAGACAAGCTAATCTTAAAGATAAATTGAGCCGACGCTAAAATAGATGATAATTTTTATTTCTCAATTCGAGGAGGATATTACCTAACAGGTTGTCCTCCTATCGTTCCATTTAACGAGGGTATTCATGGCAAGAACTAAAACAAATCTTCAAACTCAATCTATTCAAAAACCTCAACTTACTATTGCTAATAATAAGTTGAAATTAAGATTAGATGACATGAAAACAATACAACCATTAACTGATAATCAGAAAGGATTCTTTGACGCATACGACGAATCGCAGATAATGTTATTACATGGTATTGCAGGAACAGGAAAAACTTATATTGCATTATACCATGCCTTGGAAGAAGTTTTAGAAAAATCAAGTAATTTTAATAAAGTTGTCATCGTAAGATCTGCGGTGCCCAGCAGAGATATAGGACACTTACCAGGAGACGAAAAAGAAAAGACAGAAGTTTATACAGAACCGTACATAGAAATTTGCGCAGACTTATTTGAGAGGCCTGACGCATACCAAAGATTGTCAGAACAAAAAGCTATTCAATTTTTAATAACATCTTTTGTACGAGGTATCACATTAAACAATTCTATCATTATTGTAGATGAATGTCAGAATATGACAGACATGGAATTAAATTCAATAATGACACGTGTCGGCGATAGGTCTAAAATTCTATTCTGTGGAGATTTTAGACAAACGGACTTGTACAAAAAACATGATATGTCTGGTCTGAAGAAATTTATGGTCATAGCAGATATGATGCCAAATTTTAAAACATTTGAATTTGGTGTAGATGATATTGTTAGGTCCGCTATAGTGAAGGAATATATATTAGCACGGTTGAAGTACGAAACCGTCTACGAATAATAACTATAGGGGAAAATATGCAATTAACAGAACAACAAGTATCAAGCTGCGTTTCACAGAACAAAAATGTTCCTGCGCTAACAGCAGCACTAAACAAAATACTAGAAAAATATGAAATCAACACCAAAGAACGGGTGGCGGGTTTCTTAGCACAATGCGGACACGAGTCTGCAGGATTTACTGTATTACAAGAAAATTTAAATTACGGAGCAAAAGGTCTTCGAGGTATATTTGGTAAATATTTCCCCGATGATGCAACCGCTGCAAAGTATGAACGCAAACCTGAAATGATTGCTAATAAAGTATATGGCGGCAGAATGGGTAACGGACCTGAAGCGTCAGGCGACGGTTATAAGTATCGTGGCCGTGGCGCAATTCAATTAACAGGTCACGATAACTACGCTGCATTGGCAAAAGCAATAGGTAAAGATATTGATGAGACTATTAAATATTTGGAAACAATAGATGGTGCCATTGAATCTGCTTGCTGGTTCTGGAAAAAGAATGGTCTTAATGAAATTGCCGATAAAAAGGATATATTGGCAATGACAAAGAAGATTAATGGTGGTACAATTGGTCTTGAAGACAGAACAAAACATTGGAACCACAATTTAGAAGTTTTATAAACAAAGGATAATATTATGACCAGTATGCCATTAGACGTTATTACTTTTCAAAACGCTTGCGAGCAAACACCATCTAAAGAAAATGCAAATTTATACAAAGAATTAATTCACGAAGAATATAAAGAATTTGTAGATGCAATTAAAAATAAAGATGATGTAGAAGAGTTGGATGCATGTATGGACATGATCTGGGTAATACTAGGTTATTGTCAAATGAAAAAATACGACTGGGAAGGTGCTTGGATGGCAGTTGCTGATAGTAATCTATGTAAAATAGATAAAACAACTGGCAAAGTTATAAGACGCGAGGATGGAAAAATTCTAAAGCCAGAGGGTTGGAAACCTCCAGATCTTTCTAGGTTTGTTCCGAAGAAAGAAGAAGGGGACGACTGGGCGTAATGTTTAATCATATATTATGTGAGCTTCCAAAGCTCAAACGTGTTACGTCCGAGGATGGTACTCGAGTTTATGAAACACCGACGGGTAAAAAATATCCGTCGGTTACTACTGTAACAGGTCTACTTAAGAAAAAAGAAATTTTAGAATGGCGTAAAAGAGTAGGCGAAGAAGAAGCAAATAAAATTGCGAGTTCTGCTGCGAGACGAGGTACCAGGTTACATACATTATGTGAAAAACATTTACTGAATGAAAATGTTACAGTAAATATGTTTGATACGGAAATGTGGAACAATGTAAAGCCACATCTATCTGATATCAACAACATTCACGCACTAGAATCTTCTTTATATTCCAATCATCTTGAAGTAGCAGGTACTGTAGATTGTATTGCAGAATATAAAGGTAAACTATCGGTTATCGATTTTAAAACATCTAAGCGATTAAAAACTAGAGACAATATTCATGATTATTTTATTCAATGTTCTGCGTATGCGGTTGCATTTGAAGAAATGACCGGCAAACCTGTTTCTAGATTAGTTGTTATAATGGGCGTAGATAATGAGCAACCATTAATATTCCAAGAACGGCGTGATGATTGGGTATCCGAATTTAAAAAATTACGTGCAGAATATAAAAGAATAAAAGGTATTTGAATAACTAATTTATAGATTTAATTTTCTAGACAATATATAATAGAGTTATTGCTGTATGAAGCAAAGAGAAAAGTGTTCTGGACGGGGGTGCGAATCCCCCCACCTC